TTTTCGGGGATCGATTTGGCAGAAACGACTCTCCTGCCTCTCATCATAACGGCTGTAATATAAGGCGGTTGCAACCAGTAGCGTTCTGGCACGCGAATTGCTAACCTTATTAGTTGGGCAAGGCCACGGAACGGCCTGCTTTTTCATTAACCTGGTTGCCGGCCGGGGGCCGGTATGGAGGCCCAAATGGCCAGCAACTTCAAGCCCAGTCGAATCTGTTCACCGCAGCTGCTCCAGCATGTCGATCCCAAGGTGCTTTTCCGCTTCCTGAAGAAGTACTCCGATTTCTTCACGCGCGAACGGGTCATGCCGGCGTCCCCGAAGGATATCGATTACGACAAGCTGGCCCTGGTCTTCTCGGCACCCAACGAGCAGATGCCCGGCCATCTGATGGCCGACGTCTTCTACTGGGACGAGGTCGCCTCGATGGGTCAGATCGAGGACCTGGTTGAGATCGCCAACAAGCACAAGATCGACTTTGACGAGAAGGTGACCATCGAGGAGGCGGCCCTGCTACTGCGGATGGGCGCGCCCCAGGCCCTCGAGGATCAGCACTCCGTCTACCAGGCCCACGACCTGCTGCGGAAGAAGAAGCGATTCCTGTCCTACTTCGCCTTGGTAGCCAAGCTTCCCGCCTGGAAGAAGCCGACCCGGAAGGCCTTGGAAGCATTCGCGGCCGACATGGACATGTGGTATGACGGCCAGAAGAAAGGGCGCGGAACCCGAATCTCGGTGGTCGAGAAGCCCGACGCGGCCTGGTTCATTGTGCGCCACGGCGGCACGTTCAAGCGGGAGAACGCCGTCGATAACGGCACGCCGACGATGGTTTTCTACCGCCCCGAGGCCTACGACCTGCTGATCTATTATCACGGCCAGGGAGAGCTGGCCATCTACAACGACGGAAACAACGTCAAGGAGCGCCGGGCCTACTGCATTTACCTGGGCAAGAACCTTTTCGGCGACCCGGATTTCTTCCAGCATGACGACGCCAACAAGTACTCGCTGGAGCCGTTGCGCACCAAGGGGCGGGCTTCGATGGACTGCAGCGATGTGCCCGGCCTTGACGCGGCCCGCTTGACGTACCTTCGCTACCAGTTCAACGGCAAGAACAAACACTGCGTGATGCACCGGGCGGAGGACGTCTTCACCGGCTTGGAGGACCTTGGCGACCAGATACCCGAGGAGGCGCAGCTCGTTTGCATGGGGGTGAAGCTGACCCCCAAGGGCGGTTTGGGCGGGAGAGAGCGGAACGTCAAGCTCTACGCGCCGAACGTGTCGGTCTATGACCACGAGTCCGACGCCGAGATCGCCCATCAATTCCTTGTGAGCCAAGGTTTCATCATCGACCGCAACGGGACTGGCCACTCGTGATTCCGCTGGACGGGTTTTGGGGCTTCATCTCCTACCGGCCCGGCCTGTCAGCCACTGAAGCAGAGTGGACGGCATGCCTCGGAGTCGATGGCTGGCGGTCCCTTCGAAAGCAGATTCTGGTTGGGGATGGCGTCTCGCCCACCTGTGTCAGGCCTACGGACGGCAGGACGCTGCGGATCGTTCCGATGTCAGGGGGCACCTACGGACTGGTTTGTCCTGCCACAGGCAACCTCGAGGCTTCCGGGTTGCCAGAAGCCGACGTGACAGGTTACCGCCTGGATGCCAACTCGCTTCGCGCGATGGTAGCCAATGCGCTGGGCATTACGCCCGATCCCCAACCGGTGCGTGAGGTTCCTCGGGCGTTTCCGGTCGGCAACTGGGAACCGGCAACGGGGGCCGGCATCCCCGCCTTCATGATCCTCCCTCCAACGACAAGTCTGTTGACGAACGAGATCAACAGGCTCCTGCTCGAACACAGCAGAGGATTCGTTCTGCTAGTGCCCAGGCCGCCCAAGCTGAGTGCCACGCTTCGCGCCCACATCGAGCGCCAACAGGCGTGCATCATTCCGCTGTGCGAGGTCGTGGCGTGCGACGCCCTGGGGCGGTTCTCGGCCTCGTCCGCCTGGCAAACATACCGTGATGCCTACTGTCAGCGCCACCTCGCTGATCGTATGGTTCCGGCCTTGCCCGCTTACCAGTTCGCGAGAAAGAGCATGTGGGCGATTCGTTTTGCCGGGACGGAGACATTCCTTGAAGGCGACCTGAAGGGCGCGGCGTTCATCCACCACTTGATCAGGCACCAGGGCCAGCGAATACACGTCGTCCGCTTGATGGCTGACGTTGCAGGTGCTGAACGCGCCAAAGTCATCGCCGCCGCCGAAGGGCTCGCCACTGATTCGGCAACGGCCGATGACGCCGCCGACGAACGCACCATCAAGGAGTGCCAAGCCCGCTACGATGCGCTGGTCGCCGAACGCGAACACGCTGATGAGGGGCGTCTGTCCAAGATTGAGACCGAGATCGCAGAGATTGCCGCCTATCTATCTTCCACGCTGGGCCTGGGCAAGAAATCCCGCAAGTTGGGCGATGAAGTGGCGGCGGCCCGTCGCAGGATCGCCAGGGTCGTTAACATCGCCTACGACAAGATCGAGAAGAGCGATCCAGAGTTGGCCATTCATCTCCGCAATTCCATCAGGACGCACACCGAGATGGTGTACGAGCCAGATCGCGAGGTTGACTGGGTTCTGACGTAGAGAAAAACCTGAAGTCACGCCAAACGTGACTTTGTCACGCCGCATGTGACGCCCCGCCGGTGAAGAGCGAAAGCCGGCGAGGCAGAGTCACATGAAGGCCCGCTGAAGCGCTACCGCCGGCGTTCTTCAGCGGGCCTTTTTCGTGCCCTTGGGCACGGGAAAGGCGTGGCGATGACTCGCACGACCTCTGACCGGCGGGCGGCCGATTGTGGCCGCGAAACCCTCCCCTCTCACCCCCAGCAGGCCAGCAAGCTCCAAACGGAGCAGTTGATCGACGACTACGTCCTGGCGCGGATCGATTTCCGCGTCAGGCAACTGGCCGGCAAGTTCAACCTGGACGAGAACCGCCAGGACGACTGCCGGCAGGACATGGTCGTCGACCTGCTCAATGCGGCCGAGCGGTTTGATCCGGCCAAAGCGAAGTGGCACACGTTTGCCTGCCGGGTGCTGGACATCGCCGTCATGCGGTTTACCCAGTTGGAGTGCCGGCGACGCCAGCGCGAAGGCGGCCGGCCGATGGGCTTCAGCCGGGCACCGGACGGCTGCCCCTCGGCCGTCAACAACCCGGCCCACGAGGGCCACGACGACATCGCCGAACTGGAACTCCGGCTCGACGTGTCGCAGGTGATGGAGCGGATGCCCCAGCGGCTGCGGGACGCCGCCGAGGCCCTGAAGTTCCTTTCTCCGCCCGAGGCCGCCGAGGCCCTGGGCATCCACCGCAACTCGATCTACCGCCTGATCGCCGAAATCCGCGCCTACTTCGAGCAGGCCGGCCTCGGCTTGGAAATCAGCGCGGCAGATTCGGCCTGTCTGCGGATGTAGAGGGCAAATCGACCTTCTACACGAGGTGAATCATGGATGACATCTGCATCGATCTGAGCGTTCTGGGCGTCGAGCCAGCCGACGAGTACCACGCCAAGGCGGCTGAGTACCTCAGCAGCCATCCGCTGATCGACTTCATGATTTGCCCCTGGCTGTACCGCAAGAAGCAGTTGGGACTGATCGAGGACGTGGACACCCCGGCCCTGCTGGTGGGTCGGGGTGTCCACTGCCGCGTCCTCGAGGGGCGCGACGCCTACGAGGCGCAGTTCGCCCTGGGCGGGCCCATCAACAAGACCACCGGCAGGCCCTACGGCAAGGACACCAACGCCTTCCGCGACTGGTGCAAGGCGCAGGGCAAGCCGGGCATTCACCACGACGACCTGGCGCTGATCGAGAACATGGCTTCGGGCGTCGCCATGAATGATGAGGCCGTGGACCTGCTGCTCTACGGCAGGTCCGAGGGCGTGGTCCGGGCAGAGTACTGCGGCACGTCGTGCCAGATTCGCATCGACTGGACGCACCCGCACCGGGGCATCGTCGACCTCAAGAGCACCGCCGACCTGACCTGGTTCGAGAACGAGGCCAGGCGGCGGCGCTACGCCAACCAGGTCGCCTTCTACCAGGCCGTTCTTGGCCAGGCGATCGGCGAACTCGTCCCCTCCTACATCATCGCCATCGAGAAGGTCGAGCCGTTCCGCTGCGGCACCTGGCGGCTCAGCGACAACACGCTGGCCATCGCGCGGCAGGAGAACGAGGCGGCCATTCGGCGGCTTCGTCACGCCTGGGAGGCAGACGAGTTCCCCACCGGCTACGAGGGCATTCGCATGCTGGACATCTCGTAGCACATCCCGCGCCCGGGCGTGTGCGGCGTGCCGTGCGGCAGGGATGCCATCACGGAGGAACACGGCCGACTCCCACCACCGCCCGGGCGCTTCTCGGCAGGGCCGGGCTGATCGGGGCTCATAACCCCGATGACGCGGGTTCGACTCCCGCACCTGCCAGTCGCTGGCCAGCGAATCGGAAACGTCAACAGACAACCCAAACCACCAGGAGCAATGACATGCACCGACATTTTCGCAGATGCGATCCGCCGACCTCGGCGATGGCCGGGCGGCACGTAAGGGCCTGCGGCTGCGCCCAGCGGCATCGCGACCTGTGCCTCCGCGCCGTCAGACGCCAGCCGGGCCTGACCGCCCGCGAGATCGAGGCTCGGATCGGTATCAAGGCCCATAAACGGCTGCCGGAGTTGCGGGCCGACGGCCTCATCCACAACGGCTCGATCCGCACCTGCCGCGTGAGCGGGCGGATGGCCATGACCTGGCAACCGGACAACTTCATCCAGGAAGCCTCGAACACGGGAGACCACGCATGACGATGATGCAACACATTCACACCGGCAGGCGTCACTCGCCTCCCCGACTGCTGATCTACGGAACCGAGGGGATCGGCAAGTCCTCCACGGCCTCGCAGGCACCGAATCCCATCTTCGTGCCGACCGAGGACGGCCTCGACCAGATCGACTGCGCCAGCTTCCCGCTGGCCGGCAAGCTGGCCGACGTAGAGTCGGCGCTCAAGTCGCTGATCAACGAGAAGCACGACTTCGAGACCGTGGTGATCGACTCGGTCGACTGGCTCGAACGCCTGGTCTGGGACGTGCTGTGCGAGCAGTACGGCGTATCGAGCATCGAGAAGGTCGACGGCGGCTACGCCAAGGGCTACACGCACGCCCTGACCCACTGGCGGAAGGTGCTGGCCGACCTGAACACCCTCCGCACCCAGCGCGGCATGTGCGTGATCCTGCTGGCGCACGCCAAGGTCGAGAAGTTCGAGGACCCCGAGGCCAGCGCCTACGACCGTTACTCGCCGCGCCTGCATAAGCACGTCACGGCGCTGATCACCGAGTGGGCGGATGCTGTGCTGTTCGCCACGCGGAAGATCATCACCAAGACCGAAGAGACCGGCTTCAACCGCGAGCGCACCATCGCGGCCGGGCTGGGCAAGGACGGCGGGGAACGCATCCTCCGCTGCGTCGGCAGCCCCGCCTGCGTCGCCAAGAACCGCTACGGCCTGCCGGCCGAACTGCCGCTGTCGTGGCCTGCCTTGATGCAGGCGATGGACACCAACCCCGCGCCCGCCAGGCCGAACCTGCGCCTGGTCGGCGGCGACCAGACCACCAACAGCAAGGAGAACTGAACATGGCAAACCTGAACGGATTCGACGCATCGCAAGTGGAACCGAGCGCTTCCTTCGACCCGATCCCCGCCGGCAAGTACCTCGCGGCCATCACCGAGTCGGAGATGAAAGCCACGAAAACCGGGGCGGGCAGCTATCTCCAGATGACCTTCACGGTCCTGGACGGCGAATACAAGAACCGCATGCTGTGGGCCCGGCTGAACCTCAACAACCCCAACGCCACGGCCGTCAAGATCGCCCGTAGTGAGCTGTCGGCCCTCTGCCGCGCCGTCGGCGTGCTCCAGCCTCGCGACTCGGTCGAGCTGCACAACATCCCGCTCCTGATCACGGTCAAGCTCAAGAAGCGCGAGGACACTGGCGAGCTGACCAACGAGATCAAGGGCTTCGAGCCCAAGGCATCCGCCGCCGGTCAGCCCCAGCAGGCCCCGGCCTCCGACACCACGCCGCCGTGGAAGCGATAGGAGGCCCGTCCATGATTCCCCGGAAATCAGACACGGATGTCGCCGCCGGCGAGCCGATCCCCGGCAGCAAGTACGTTCGGGCGTTCTGTCGCTGCTGCGGCGCGCCGATGCGGGTCTCGAAGGATATCTACAAGGCGGGCACCTACGCCGATTGCTCTGACTGCATCCGCCCGTTCCAGCCCGGCCATGGCACGCAGAGCGCCACCGACGAGTACGACGGCGAATGGGATAACGCGGTGCGGGCCTTGGAGGACGCCGCATGATCGCGACGCTGCCATACCCACCGAGCATCAACCACTACTGGCGTCGAGTGGGTCCGCGCACGCTGATCAGCCGGGAGGGCCGGACGTTCCGCAGGAACGTCTGTGCCCTCCTGGGCAGCGGCGGGCCCCCGATCAGAAAACCGCCCGCCGGCGGACGGATCGCCCTGTGCATGGACGCCTTCCCTCCGGATCGTCGCCGTCGCGATCTGGACAACATCCAGAAGCCCGTCCTCGATGCGCTTGAGCACGCCGGGGTGTACGAGGACGACAGCCTCATCGACCTGTTGATCACGCGCCGGCGGGATGCGCTCGCGCCCAGCGGCAAGCTGGCCGTGAGTATTCATCGGTTGCCCCTGCATACCTGCCTGCTCTGCGGCCGCCCGCTGGGTGATGGAGAAGATCTGGCATGAGCGTGGCGACGGACACCAGCACGATCTCGCTGCGCCCGTACCAGACCGAGGCGGTCGCCGCCGTCTATGACCACCTGCGCCGTCGGGATGATCACCCCTGCGTGGTCATCCCGACGGCCGGGGGTAAGACGCCGGTGATGGCGTCGATCTGCCGCGACGCCGTCACGCAGTGGAACGGCCGCGTGCTGATCCTGGCCCACGTAAAGGAACTGCTGGAGCAGGCGGTCGAGAAGCTCCATGTAATGGCCCCGGACCTGTGGATGCGGATCGGGGTCTACTCGGCGGGCCTCAAGAGCCGTGACACCGAGCACCCGATCATCGTGGCCGGCATCCAGTCGGTCTACAAGCGGGCGGCCGAGCTCGATGCCTTCGATCTGATCCTTCTGGACGAGGCGCACATGCTGCCGCCTGACGGCGAGGGCATGTACCGCACGTTCCTGGCCGACGCGCAGACCGTCAACCCGCGGGTGCGTCTGATCGGACTGACGGCCACGCCGTATCGCATGACCACCGGCATGATCTGCGGGCCGGAGAACCTGCTGAACCACGTGTGCTACGAGGTCGGCGTCCGGGAATTGATCGTCCAGGGTTACCTCTGCCCGCTGAAGACCAAGGCGGGCCGGCGCAAGGTCGACACGTCGGGGCTGCACCTTCGTGGCGGTGAGTATATCGCCGGCGAGGTCGAGGCGTTGATGGATGACGACTCGCTGGTGCGATCGGCCTGCCGTGAGATCGTTGACCACACGCAGGACCGGCACAGCGTGCTGGTCTTCGCCGCCGGCGTGCAGCATGCCCTGCACGTCCAGCGCGTGCTCGGCGAGATCGGCCACGAGTGCGGGTTCGTCTGTGGCGAAACGCTGCCCTTCGAGCGGGCCGAGACGTTGCGGCGGTTCCGCGATGGGCAGCTCAAGTTCCTGGTCAACGTCAACGTGCTGACCACGGGCTTCGACGCCCCGAACATCGACTGCGTGGCGCTGCTGCGGCCCACCAACTCGCCGGGCCTCTATTACCAGATGGTCGGTCGGGGCTTCCGGCTGCATCCGTCCAAGGACAACTGCCTGGTCCTGGACTTCGCCGGCAACATCCTGCGGCACGGGCCGGTCGATGCGCTGCAGGTCAAGGATCGCGCCAACGGCGGCGGCGAAGCGCCGGCCAAGGAGTGCCCGCAGTGCCAGGCGGTGATCCACGCCGCCTACGCCGTCTGCCCCGAGTGCGGATACGAGTTCCCGGCCCGCGAGCGCGAGAAGCACGAGCGCGAAGCCACGACGGCGGGCGTGCTGTCGGGTGAGGTCACCGAGACGGAGTACCCCGTCAGCGATGTCTACTACGGCGTCCACGTGAAGCGCGACGCGCCCGAGGGGCACCCGCGGACCATGCGGGTGGACTACCGCGTGGGCTTCAACGACTACCGCAGCGAGTGGGTGTGCTTCGAGCACACCGGCTACGCCCGGGGCAAGGCGGAGGCCTGGTGGAAACTGCGGTCCCACGAGCCGGTCCCCGACACCGTCGAGCAGGCCGTCGAGATCTGCGAGGCCGGCGGCATCGCGCCCACGCTGGCGATCACCGTCCGCTCGGTCACCGGAGAAAAGTACGACCGCATCGTCAACCACCAACTCGGACCGATTCCGCCAAGGCTGGACGGCACTGATGAACGCTACGACGGCAATCTACCCGACCCAACGTGGCCGGAAGACGAGGTGCCATTCTGATGGCTGAAGCGAGCACACTTCATAGCGCCGCCCGCGCCTACCTGTCGGCGGGTCTCTGCGTTCTGCCCGCCAGGCGTGCAGAGAAGCGCCCGGCTGTGGGCCGGTGGAAGCAGTATCAGAAGAGATTGCCCACCGAAGCCGAGTTGTCGGCCTGGCTGGCGAACAATCCCGACGCCGTCTGCATTCTCTGCGGACAGGCCTCGGGCAACGCGGAGATTCTGGACTTCGACGCGGGCGGTGAGAAGTTCGAGGCCTGGTGCGCGAAGGTTCGCGCCGCCGCCCCTGGTCTGCTGGAGCGGCTGGTCCTGTCCCGCACCCAGTCGGACGGCAGGCATGCCGCTTACCGCTGCATCGCGGCCGTGTCGGGCAACCTGAAGCTCGCGAAGCGGAAGGTTGGCGACAAGGTCGTCACGCTGATCGAGACCCGCGGCGAGGGCGGGCTGTTCCTGTGTGCCCCGACGGCCGGGTACAAGGTGATCCAGGGCGACCTGGCCAACCTGCCCGTGCTGACCGAGGCCGAGCGCGACATTCTTCTCCAGGCAGCGTGGGAGCTGAACGAATACATGCCGCCTGTGGTGAATGGTCCGACGCGATCGGCGAATGTCGGCCAGAGAGCAGCACTGTCGGCAGAGAATGGCGGCGTGCGCGCAGACAGCGCCCACAATGGCGATTGTTCGCCGCACAGCGGCGATGTGGGCCAGAGAGCACCATCATCAGCCGAACAATGCGACGGTGCGGCAGACAATCCGCACATCGGCGGCTGTTCGTCGAACAATGCCGCTATGGGGCAGACAGCTGCGTCATCGGCGGACAATGGCGGTTCTCTGGCAGACGATGCCCACAGGCCCGGCGATGACTTCAATGTTCGCGGAGACGTGCGGGCTGTCTTGGAGAATGCCGGCTGGTCGCTGGCCCGCGCTGGAGAGAACGAATACTGGCGTCGGCCCGGCAAGACATCCGGCTGGTCGGCCACGCTGAAAGACCGCGTTTTCTACGTCTTCACGTCCAACGCCTCGCCCTTCGAGCCGAACACCGCCTATTCGCCGTTCGCCGTCTACACTCTGCTCAACCATGGCGGCGACTACGATCAGGCCGCCGGCATGTTGCGGCTGCAGCAATTCGGCACGGATTCCCTGCCGGATATCACCGGCGGCGTGGACATCTCCGGCATTATGGCCGCAGCCAACGCCCCTCTGGCGGAGGTCGCCGGCTGTGGGCCAGAGACCGCCCACATCCCGGCCTGCTCGCCAGAGAATGCGAATGTCGGCGGCTGTGCGGCAGAGAGCGCCGACATCCGGGCATCTCTGGCCGACAACGCCGACAGCGGCGATGGTCCGCCGGAGATCGCCGACCCCGGGCCCATACCCGAGCATCTCTTCGGCGTGCCCGGCTTTGTCGGCCAGGTGATGGACTTCACGCTGGCCAATGCGCCGTATCCGAACGTCGGGCTGGCGTTTTGCGGGGCGATGGCGCTGCAGTCCTACCTGGCCGGGCGCAAGGTATGCGACGAAGGCGACCTGCGGCCCAACATCTACCTGCTGGCGCTGGCCTCCAGCGGCACCGGCAAGGACTTCCCGCGCAAGGTCAACTCGCGGGTGCTGTTCGAGATTGGGCACGTCTCTTCGCTGGGCGACAAGTTCGCCTCGGGCGAGGGCATTCAGGATGCACTGGCGCGGACCAGCGCCATGCTCTTCCAGAACGACGAGATGGACGGCGTCCTGCGGCAGATCAACCTGGATCGCGAGAACAAGCGCGAGTCGATCCCCAACATCCTGCTGACGCTCTACACGTCTGCCAACGACGTCTACCCGATCCGCGTCAAGGCCGGTCAGAAGGAAGCGTGCCATATCGATCAGCCGCACCTGACGCTCTTCGGCACGGCCACGCCGCAGTACTTCTACGAATCGCTGAGTCAGCGGATGCTGACCAACGGCTTTTTCGCCCGGCTGATCATCGTGGATATCGGCAAGCGCGGCGAGGGCCAGACGCCCGGCAGCGCCCGCTACCTGCCGGAAGCGATTCTCCAGACGGCACAGTGGTGGGCCGAATACCAGCCAGGAAGCCGCCGTACCAGCCTGCTGGAGGTTCATCCCGAGCCCCGCGTCGTGCCCTGCACCCCAGAGGCGAAGGCGGCCATCGACGCCCTCCAGCGCCAGACTGAAGCCGAGTACGACCTGGCCCACGCCCGCAACGATGAAGTCTCGCGCGTCGCATGGTCCCGCACGCATGAGAACGCCAAGAAGCTGGCGCTGCTCTACGCCTGCAGCGAGAACCACAAAGATCCCGTGATCACGCTGCCGGCCATCGAATGGGCCCAGGCCTTCGCTATGCACCAGACCCGCCGGCAGTTGTTCCTGGCGTCCAGCTACGTCGCGGAGAACCCGTTCCACGCCGAGTGCCTCAAGCTCGTTCGCAAGCTGCGTGAGGCCCCGGGCAGTGAGCTTACCCACAGCGTCCTGCTGAAGCGCATGAAGATGAAGACCAAGGACTTCAAGGAACTGATCGAGACGCTCATCCAGCGTGGTGACGTGGCCGGAGTCCCGATCCAGACGTCGGGGCGAACAGGCATTATCTACCGGCTTGTAAACTCCGTGAAGGAAGGTGAAGCAAGGTGAGGTATGCGGCTCAAAGGCAATCCGGCGGCGTCATCCTTCACCATACCGCACCCCTTCCTTCACCGGCCGGGGGTGAAGGAAGTTTGGCCGGTTTTCCTAAGGAATACACGTATCTACTACTTCCTTCTCTCTCTTTCCCGTATGTCCTCGCGCAATGGCAAAACCCGCCCGCGTGCGCGTGTGGGGGTGGGGTGAAGGAAGTTTGGGAAGGAAGCCAATAGGTACTCCGCCGCCGAAGGGCTTCCTGACGCCACGGGAACGCATCGGCTGTGTAAGGACAGTTTTTTGGGAACGCGCCGATTTTTCGGCACAGGCAATCCAAGCACAAGGAGGTGCGGCATGACCGCTACCAAGGACGAGACAATGCAGAAGTTCGCCGTCGAGCTGCGGAAGATCGACGACATCCGCCCGTATGAGCGGAACCCCCGGATCAACGACCAGGCCGTCGACGCCGTCGCGGCCAGCCTCGCCGAGTTCGGCTTCCGCCAGCCGATCGTCGTCGACGCCGACGGCGTCATCATCGCCGGCCATACCCGCTGGAAGGCGGCCAAGAAGCTCGGCCTGGCCAAGGTGCCCGTCCACGTCGCCACGGACCTGACGCCCGAGCAGGTTCGCGCCTACAGGATCGCCGACAACAAGTCGGGCGAACTGGCCGAGTGGGACCTGGAGATTCTGCCCATCGAGTTGGCGGAGCTGCGCGAGGGCGGGTTCGACATGGACCTGCTGTCCTTCGACGAAGAGGAACTGGCCAGCCTGCTGAATAAGGGCATGGGCGTCACCGAAGGCCTGACCGACCCGGACGCCGTGCCCGAGCCGCCCGATGATCCGATCACCCAGCCGGGCGACATCTGGGTGCTGGGTGACCACCGCCTCATGTGCGGCGACAGCGGCAGCGCGGCCGACCTCGACCGGCTGCTGGACGGGGCGACCATCGATCTGGTGAACATGGACCCGCCGTACAACGTCCGCGTCGAGCCGCGCTCCAACAACGCCATCGCTGCCGGCCTGTCGTCGTTCAGCATGCCCGAGGGCCACAGCCGCAAGGAGAAGAAGTTCGACGCTCAGGGCATGCACCACCAGGGCTTCGACGTCGCCCGCTTCCCGGACAAGAAGTACAAGACGACGAAGAAGATGCGGGCCAAGGACCGGCCGCTGGAGAACGACTTCGTCACGCCGGAGGCCTTCGACCAGATGCTGCTGGCCTGGTTCGGCAACGCCTCGCGCGTGCTCAAGCCGGGCGGGTCGTTCTACGTCTGGGGCGGGTACGCCAACATCGGCAACTACCCCGGGCCGCTCAAGAAGGTCGGGCTGTACTTCAGCCAGGGCATCGTCTGGGACAAGCAGCACCCCGTGCTGACGCGCAAGGATTTCATGGGCGCGTTTGAGATCTGCTTCTACGGCTGGAAGGAAGGCGCGGGGCACCAGTTCTACGGCCCCAACAACGCGACCGACCTCTGGCACGTCAAGAAGGTCAACCCGCAGAGCATGGTTCACCTGACGGAGAAGCCCGTCGAGCTGGCGGTCCGCGCGATCCAGTTCTCCTCCAAGCCGGGCGAGAACGTACTGGACCTCTTCGGCGGAAGCGGCTCGACGCTGATCGGCTGCGAGCAGACTCAGCGGCGGGCGTTCCTGATGGAGCTCGACGCCCCGTACTGCGACGTCATTGCGAACCGCTGGATGCAGTTCACCGGAAAGGAGGCAACTCGTGTTGGAGTTGAAGGTAATAAAAGCGTTCACACCGCTCCGCCCCTGGGCTAACGGGCGGGTCGGCGGCAACTCGAAACGCCCAACATTTGCAGTCTGCCCCGTGTGCGAGTGCGTTTTCGGGCCATTACCAAACCTGTCCCGGCGATTCTGCTCGATGGAGTGCAAGGCCATATCGCAGAGCACCGGCATACAGCGGATTCATCGTCCGACGAGGGCAGCGCGAAGGGCTCAATCGTTGATTCGCTATCACGTTGACGCGGGGAACATCCAGAGGCCCAAGACATGCGAGGAATGCGGTGCGACCGGGAGAATCGAGGCCGCGCACTTCAACTACAACGAACCTTTGCGCGTTCGCTGGCTGTGCTGCTCCTGCCATCGTCGTTGGGATAAGCGGAAGCCGAAGAATGGAACCTTCGTAGTGGCGAACCAAGATCTCGCCAGCATCTCTACAAACACCGAGGAGTTCACCGGCCGCAAGGCCGAGCGGACCGCCGCCCAGAAGCCCGAGGCCCAGCCCGCGGAGGTGACCGCTTGATCTACCTCGCGGCCCCATACAGTTCACCCGACCCCGCCATCGAGCAGCAGCGGTACGAGACCATCTGCCAGGCGGCCGCCGCGCTCATGCGGCGCGGCCTGGAGGTCTTCTCGCCGATCTCCCACTCGCACGGGATCGCCAGGTACGGCCTGCCCAAGGACTGGACGTTCTGGCAGCGCTACGACCGCGCGTTCCTAAGCTGGTGCGATGATATCTGGGTGTTGATGCTGCCCGGCTGGGATCGGTCGGTGGGCGTGCAGGCGGAGATGCGGATTGCTCGGGAGATGGGCAAACCGGTGCGGATGATCGACCCGGTGAAGCTGACCACTGAGAACACCCCGGCGCGGGCCGGGGTGTTTGGCGAGGCGGCGGAAGGCGGCGTGTCAGCGTTTGAGGCTCAGGCTGAACTTGCCCCGCTCGACCTTGTCGAAGCGGCTGGCCTCGCCCTTTGTGTTGATCTCCCGCAGGATGGCGGCGTAGAGCGTGTTGGCCGGGGTCTTGCCGCCCCGGGCGGGCGACCAGTAGCCCTTGGCCGTCATCCGTTCGAGCATCTGCGGGCAGGTCAGCGGCCCGTCGGCGGGATCGCGCTCCTCCAGGACCTTCACCGCGGCGCTCATGATGGACATCCGCTTGGGTTCGCCGTCGTTGGCGTCACGTTCGCCCGTGTCGCGTTTGGGCGCGGGCTTGGCGTCCTTGGCCGCCTTGGAGGGCTTCTCGGCACCGGGGCCAACGTCGGCGGCCGGGGCGCTACCCTTGGCGTCGGCCTCGTACTCGGCCAGCGTCACGATCCGCTTGCCGGTGACCGCCGCCTCGACGGCGGCCTGGGAGCGCTTGGCGGCGGCGACTTCCTCGGGGGAGTTCCGCTTGGCTGCCTTGGCGGGGTCGTCCATTTGCCGCATGGCAGCCCGGAGGCGCTGGGCGCTCTTGATTCGGATGGTCTTGCCCGTCTTGACGTTCCGGGCTTCCCATCCGCCGCCGGGCAGCTCGCCCGTGATCAGCACGGGCACCTCGTTGCCGCTGACCTTCGCCTTGTAGTGGCGACCGACCTGTACATCTGCCTTCTTCATCGCTGTGCTCCTTCAAAAAGGGGTTTACATGTGCAGCTCGTCGAGGCTGCGCTTGATCTCGGACTGCTCGACGCCGGAGAAGAACTCCAACGTCTCGATCAACTGTTCGCGGACGTGCTCCAGCGAACCGACCGTCGCCCAAGTGACCTTCTGGTCGTCGTGCTTCTCGAGCTCGCACTCGATCCAGTCGGCCAGGCTGGCGATGTCGGCCTGAGCCCGCTTGAAGGCGTCCATCATTCGCTGCGTGTTGTTGTTCTGCGTTGCCATGGTCGTGGTGTCCTTTCAATTGCTTCTGACGATGGTGACCTGCCACTCGCTGCCGTCGTCGAGGCGCAGCATCAGGCCGGCGTCGCTGGTCAGTACGCCGACCTCGGCGAAGGTCCGTATGCCAAACAGCTCCTCGATGCCGTCGGGGACGTCGGCGCAGCGGTCCGCGTCCGCTGCGGCGGCGTGGAGGTTCAGGGACTCGGCGATCAGTGTTTCGATGTCGTGTGCGTTCATGGCGATTGCTCCTTGCGGTCAGATGTCGCTGAGCCGAAGCAGCTCGGCGTAGTAGCCATACACGTCGCTGTTGGTGCCCCGGCAGCCGTCGAGGTGGTGCTGGAGGCATTCGGCCATCGAGCGGAGGTCGTCCTCGCAGTCGGCCAGGACGTGGTGCTCGCGGCCGTTGGGCTGGTCGGGCGTGAGGATGGTGACCACCACCACGTTGGGCGCGCTGCCCGCCCCGACGCGGCGCTGCGCCGTGGCGTAGTGGCCTCTCTTGCCTTCGAAGTCGATTCGCGTGATACGCATGGGATGTGCTCCTTTCGGTTAGCGCTCGGGGAAAATGTTGTGGTAGAGCCGGATGGGGATCTGGTCGCGGACGATGGTGTCCATCGCGTCGGCCAGCCAGCGGGCATCTTCGAAGTCACGGCGGGCCACGGCGTCGCGGAAGGTTGTCAGGTCCTCGACGTCCGCCGCGTACTGCTTGGCGAGTTCCGTGTCGCCGGTCTTGGCGGCCTGCTGACCCATCAGCCGCCAGTTCCCGATGGCCAGGTCCATCCGCTTCAGGTCGTGCTTCAAGGTTCTATTTGCGTTGGCGTTCATCTCCGTCTCCTTCGTGGGCTAGAGGTTGATCCGGGCTTTCCGCAGGCTCTCGACCGTGGCCTTGGCCTGGTCGGCCAGGGCGGCAATCTCCGGGTGGCTCTCGAGGATGCCGTCCTGCCGCATCTGCCAGACCATCTCGCGGAGGAGGCTCTCGGCGTCGGCCAGAGCGACCTTGGCGTTCTTCGTTTTGGCGGGCGTCGCGTTCATTCGTATCTCCTTGTCATGGCCTAGGTTACATGCACATTAAGCCATCGGTTCCGCCCCTCATCAAGGGCATTAACTCCTTTTACTGCAAGAACTTGCAGATTGACGTAAGTGCCAATGACCCCAACACATGAAGCGCAGAAATCGTTGAAGATCACGGCCCTTTCCGTGGCGGAAGCGGCCAGGATTCTGGCCACGGCCTACGGCCGGCGCGTGACCGAAGAGCAGGTCCGCGAGGTGGTCGAAGCGGGCGACCTGGCCCGCCCGGACGGGACGTTCAGCCTGATCGACTACGTGGCCTTCCTGGCCGCCGAGGTGACCAATGGCCACGCAGATTGACCCCCGCAAACTCCGCCCGGCCGACCTGCTGCGGCTGGTGAACGCCGTCGGGCGCGGCAGCGTGCTGACGGAGTTCCAGCTCCGCCGGCACCGCAACGAGGCGGGCTACACCATCGGCGACGCGCGGACGGTGGACCTGTTCCGCTACGCCGCCTGGTTGACGCTGGAGTACTTCAAGCCCCGCGCCGAGCCGCTAACCTACGAAGAGCAGAAGGCCCGCCAGGCCGAGCGCAACGCCGAGGCGGTCCGCGCCGCCCAGGACATCGGGGAGATTCCCGCCGTGGCCGACCCGCAGCGCAAGGCCCAGGCGGAATCATCGTTCCGCTTCTTCTGCGAAACCTACTTCCCCGAGGTCTTCTACTTCTCCTGGTCGCCCGACCACCTGCGCGTGATCGACAAGATCGAGAAGGCCGTCCGCACGGGTGGGCTCTTCGCGATGGCCATGCCGCGCGGCAGCGGCAAGACGGTGCTCTGCCAGACGGCCGTGCTGTGGTCGGCGTTGATCGGGGCGTCGCCATTCGTGTGCCTGATCGCCGCCAGCGCCGAACGCGCCCGCGACCTGCTGGAGAACATCAAGATCTGGCTGGAGACCAATCCGCTCCTGGCGGATGACTTCCCCGAGGTGACCTACCCGATCCTGTGCCTCGAGCGGATCACCAACCGCCAGAAGGGCCAGAAGCACAAGGGCGAGCCGACGCGGATCGACTGGGCCTCCGACCGGATCGTGCTGCCGACCATCGCCGGCTCCAAGGCCTCGGGCGTCGTGATCTCCTCGAGCGGCATGAAGGGCAGCGACATCCGCGGGCAGAACTACGCCCGCGCCGATGGGCAGGTGGTGCGCCCGCAGTTGGTGCTGGTGGACGACCCGCAGACGACCGAGTCGGCCTGGTCGCCGTCACAAAGCCAGCGCCGCGAGGCGATCCTGGCCGGCGACGTCCTGGGCATGGCCGGGCCGGGCAGAAAGATCGCCGGCCTGATGGCCTGCACCGTGATCCGCCCGGCGGACATGGCCGACAACATCCTCGACCGTGAGAAGCACCCGGAGTGGCAAGGCGAGCGGACGAAGATGGTCTACGCCTTCCCCTCGAACGAAAAGCTCTGGGCGAAGTACGCCGAGATTCGGGCCGACTCACTCCGCAATGACGGCGACGGCTCCGAGGCGACCGAGTTCTACCGCGCCAACCAGGAGGCGATGGACGCCGGCGCGATCGTCGCCTGGCCGCAGCGGTACAACGAGGACGAGCTCTCGGCCATCCAGCACGCGATGAACCTGCGATACCGCGACGAGGCCGCGTTCTTCGCCGAATACCAGAACGAGCCGATCGTGGAAGAGATCGGCGAAGAGATGCTCACGGCTGAGCAGATCGCCGGCAAGCTCAACGGCTATCGCCCCGGGGAGATCCCGCTTGGCTGCAACCACCTGACGATGTTCATCGACGTCCAGCAGAAGGTGCTGTTCTGGATGCTCTGCGGCTGGGAGGAGAGCTTCACCGGCTACATCGTCGACTACGGCACGTGGCCCGACCAGCGCCGGGCGTACTTCACACTCCGCGATCTGCGGGCGACGATCAGCCGGTCCGCGCCCGGGGCCGGCCTGGAGGGACAGGTCTTCGCCGCGTTGGAGAAGCTCTGCGCCGAGCGGCTCTCACGTGTTTATCGCCGGGAGGACGGGGCCGAGATGCGAATCGACCGCTGCCTGATCGACGCCAACTGGGGCCAGAGCACGGACGTCGTCTACCAGTTCTGCCGGCAGAGCAGCTTCGCCGGCATCCTGCTGCCCAGCCACGGCAAGTACGTCGGCGCGTCGAGCGTGCCGTTCTCCGAGTACAAGCGGAAGCGCGGAGACCGCGTGGGGCTGCACTGGCGCATCCCGAACACGATCGGCAAGCGCCAGGTGCGGCACGTGCTGATCGACACGAACTACTGGAAGAGCTTCATCCACGCCCGTCTGGCCGTGGCCATGGGCGACCCTGGCTGCCTGTCGCTGAGCGGGCGCGATGAGAAGGCCCACCGGCTGCTGGCCGACCATCTGACGGCGGAGTACCGGGTGAAGAGCCTGGCGCAGGGGCGGACGGTGGATGAGTGGAAGCTGCGGGCAACTCGCCCCGACAACCACTGGCTGGACTGCCTGGTGGGCTGCGCCGTCGCGGCGTCGATCCAGGGCGCGGCGCTGGCCAGCGTCGAGGTTCGGACCACCGGTCCCCGGACGCGCCTGCGGCTCTCGGAGCTCCAAGGGAGCAGACGCTGACGGCGCGGACTGCGGGTTCTCGATGCCGTTTGCCATCTCAGATGCGGCCTCATCGTGCTTCGCCGCCCACCTCAGAAAATCTTCACCTTCCAGCGCGGCAAATCCGGCCCTACTGCGGATGTAGAGGTCAAACAGCACCCAGGTACTGCCGCGTATGACTGACACCCTCGACAATTCGATCCAGCAGAATGCCGCCGGGCCGAAGAAGGCCAGCGGTGATTCGGGCTCCGTCGAGCAGCACGGTCTGGCCGACCAGATCGCCGCCGACAAGTACCTGGAGTCCAAGAAGGCCAGCCGCGCTAAGGGACTCGGCATCAAGCTGGCCAAGGTCAGTCCGGGAGGGACCGTCTGATGTGGCCGTTCCGCAACACCAGGAAGGCTTCCTCTCAAAGGCGGTCCCTCCCGGCTGCCATCCCGGCCGTGCTGCGGGCGCGATATGACGCCGCGCAGACCACGGCGGAAAACGCCCGGCACTGGGCGATGGCCGATTCCCTCTCGGCCGACAGCGCCGCCTCCGCCGACGTTCGCCGCAAGCTGCGGGAACGTAGCCGCTACGAGGTCGCCAACAACAGCTATGCCAAGGGCATCGTGCTGACGCTGGCCAACGACTGCATTGGCACGGGGCCGAGGCTGCAACTGCTGACCGATGACAGCGCCGCCAATGATCGCGTGGAGAGCGCCTTCGCCCAGTGGGCAAAGGCAGTCGATCTTGCCGGCAAGCTTCGCACCATGCGGATGGCCAAGAGCGTTGACGGCGAGGCCTTCGCCGTCCTGGCGGATAACCCAATGATCGACTCGCCGGTGATGCTCGATCTGCGACTCGTCGAGGCTGATCGGGTTGCGTCTCCGACCATGGCGCTGCTGCCTACGGTTGGCGACATCGACGGCATCCTGCTCGACGCCTGGGGCAACCCGAGGACCTACAACATCCTGCGACAGCATCCAGGCGAATTCGGCAACTGGTTCAACGCCGTCGACGTGGTTGACGCCGACGCGGTGGTTCACTGGTTCCGCGCCGACCGGCCTGGCCAGCACCGGGGCATCCCGGAGATCACGCCGGCGCTGCCGCTGTTCGCCCAGCTTCGCCGCTACACGCTCGCGGTGATTGCCGCCGCAGAGACCGCCGCCGACTTCGCTGCCGTCCTGTTTACCGATTCGCCCGCCAACGGAGAAGCCCAGGCCCTGGAGCCGATGGACGTGGTCGAGCTCGAGAAGCGAATGGCCACGGTGCTCCCGGACGGCTGGCGGCTGGGGCAGATCGAGGCGCAGCAGCCGACGACCAGCTACGCCGAGTTCAAGCGGGAGATTCTCAATGAAATCGCTCGCTGCCTGAACCTTCCGTACAACATCGCAGCCTGCAACTCGTCGGGCTACAACTACGCATCGGGGCGGCTGGATCACCAGACCTATTACAAGTCCATCCGCGTGGAACAGGCGCATCTGGCCGAGGCGGTCCTCGACCGCATTCTCGCGGCTTGGCTGGCGGAAGCGGAACTCCTGAGCGAGTTCGCCGACCTCCGCCGGATCGAGGGCATCCCGCACCAGTGGTTCTTCGACGGCACCGAGCATGTGGACCCAGCCAAGGAAGCGAATGCCCAGGCAACCCGCCTGGCCAGCAACACCACCACGCTGGCCTATGAATACGCCCGCCAAGGCAAGGACTGGGAAGTCGAGCTTCGCCAGCGGGCCAAGGAACAGGTCCTGATGCGAGAGCTGGGCCTGATTGTCGCCACACCCCAAACCACGGATGAAGAGGAGATCGACACGGATGTCGAACAAGAG